GATGGTTTCCAACCTCCGTGTTGGTACAGCAGACAATGATGTTAACGCTATCCGTTCTATGGGTATGTTGCCTGGGGGCTATGCCGTCAACGACTTCCTCACAGACCCAGATGCGTTCTTCGTAATGACAGATGCTCCTCGTGGCTTCGTCCACTTCGAGCGCACGCCGCTTTCAACTAACATGGAAGCAGACTTTGACACAGGCAACATGCGCTTCAAGGCGCGTGAGCGTTACAGCTTCGGATTCTCGGATCCACGCGCTGTATTTGCCTCTCAGGGTGCGTAAGTTGTAGCTTTTAAGCTACAGCGAAAAGGGGGCCTTGTGCCCCCTTTTTTATTGTGGTTTTATATAGGTGTTGAGTTTCCCTCACTCAACTTGTTACTTCCGACTACAACCCCATTAGGGGCGCTATGCGCCCCTCTTTTTTGTATGTATACTAGGATCATTGGAACTTACATAGCTTGTTAGACAGGATGTTCCACCTGACGTTGCACAGACTAACAAGCTAATCCTTGTGCAAGAGGTAAACACAATGGCTTCAACTACTTTCTCAGGTCCAGTTACTTCAACAGCGGGCTTCACAGGCGCTGTCACAGGTGACGTTACAGGTAACGTAACAGGATCAATCACTTTAACATCTACAGTAACTGCGTCACTTCCTGCGGCGGCGGATAACACAGGTGCGTTGTACATCATCACTGATAACGGTGCTGGTGACGATGAGTTTGCACTGGTAGTTAGCGACGGCACTGCATGGGTGAAAGTCACTACTACTGCTCTTTCATAAGGAGTAGACGATGGCTGGTTCTGACGTAAAGTTCAAGCACATGGAATCGGTTGGTTCTGTAGGCTCTGGCAGAGCACGTCTTCGTAGTTTGACTGTTTATTCAACGGCAACAGGCGCGGCGAAGATTACTTTGACAGACGGCAACGGCGGTACAACCCTGTTTGATCAGGATATCCCTGCCGGAACAATTTCTCAGTTCACTGAGATAACCATTCCGGGGGACGGACTCCTGTTTAGTGAGGATATATATGTCGCCACTAAAACAAACTGGACTTCCGCGAACCTTTTCTGGAGCTAGTTGAATGCCGATTTACGATCTCCGCTCGATTTCGCAAGTCGGCACAACTGAACCTTTTGAAGTGCAAGTGTCTAGGGGTCAAATCCCTGGGCACACCACCTTATTTAAGTATGGATACAACTCGTTAATCACTAACGTCAACGAGACGATTTGGGACGCGGGCGGCACCTACTCTTATCCTTCATCTGCTGTAAAGATGACAGCAACAAGCACAGATTCTTCTAACGATGAAGGAGTTCAAGTCACCATTCAAGGACTTGATGCAAACTATGAAGAGTTGTCAGAAACAGTAACGCTGGGTGAAGCTGGTACGCAGGAAACCTCTGGTTTCTTTTTGCGAGTCTTTAGAGCCTTTATTGAAGGACCTCAAGAGCCTTCTGGCACGATAAACATCACGAACGCTAGCACAACATATGCTCGTATTACTTTGGGCGAGAATCAAACCTTGATGGCGGTTTACACTGTTCCTGTAGGCAAGTCTCTATATCTTCACAATGGCACAACATCCCACGGCACGGACACCTCTGGCGCGTTTATGACGGTCCGTTTTATGATCAGGGCACCGGGAGGCGTGTTCAGAACGGCGGTAAAGGTTGATGTAACAGGGGGAGAACTACTGTTCCCGTTTAAGTACCCGCTTCGCCTTCCTGAAAAATATGATTTGGAAGTTCGTGCGATCTGTAATAAGAATCAAAACAACGCTGTTTCTGCGACATTTGAAGGCGTGTTAGTTAACGAACAAGGACCCTTGTAATGGCTAGAAAGAAAGAAAAACCAATACGAAGGACTACTGGTAAAGGCGGTAATTACCGCAAAACCAAGAGCGGTGCTGGCATGACCGAAAAAGGCGTAGCCGCCTACCGCCGTAAGAATCCTGGGTCTAAGTTACAAACTGCTGTGACCGGCAAAGTTAAAAAAGGTTCTAAGGACGCGAAGAGACGTAAGTCTTTCTGCGCTCGATCTGCTGGGCAGATGAAAAAGTTTCCGAAGGCGGCTAAAGATCCGAACAGCCGGTTAAGACAGGCCCGCAAGCGTTGGAGATGTTAAAGTGAGCCAGAATGAGTTACAGAAAGAAGTTACAGACATCAGCAAGCGCGTCTCTGTTATTGAGGCCATCCTTCACCGTCTGGAGACGAATCATCTCGCGCATATCGAAAAAGATATGGAGAAGGTAAGTGGTCGGATGTGGACTATTGTTATTCTGGCGTTGACTCAAGTTGGTGGGATAGCCGCGGGATTATTCTTCCTAGTTGTAGGAAAGTAATGGCTATTTCTCGTTCAAACATATCAAAGCAGGTGACCACAGTGCCAAAAGATGCATGTTACAAAAAGGTAAAGGCTCGGTATAAGGTATTTCCTAGTGCGTACGCTTCCGGTGCAATCGCAAAATGCAGGAAGGTTGGTGCCAAGAATTGGGGCACCACGAAAAAGGCTAAGAAGTACTGATGGCCGTCCGCAAGACGAAAAAAGGCGCGGCACTTAAGCGTTGGTTCAAAGAGGAATGGAAAGATGTACGAACTGGAAAAGCGTGCGGTCGTGGAAAAGGTGAAAAGCGTGGTACGCCGTATTGCCGACCAACTAAAAGAGTTTCTAGCAAAACTCCGAAAACTGCGTCAGAAATGACTGCGGCGGAGAAGCGGAGTAGAATTTCACAGAAGAAGCGACTTGGTCAGCCAGCAGGAAAGCCAAGGCGCGTTAAATCCTTGAAGAGGAAAAAGTAAATGGCAACTTCTGGGTCACGCGATTTCGATCTCGATGTAGCAGAGATCATCGAAGAAGCGTACGAGCGGTGCGGCCTAGAAGTTCGCACGGGGTATGACGCTAGGACGGCGCGTCGTTCGATGAACATTATGTTTTCTGAATGGGCAAACAGAGGAGTTAATCTGTGGACAGTGAAGCAAGCTACAACAACCCTGACCTCTGGTACGGCGACGTACAATTCGGGGAATGGCCTAGCTTCGCCCATGAACGATATTTTAGAAGTGGCTATCCGGCGAAGTGGTACGGATTACGAGTTGAGTCGGATCAGTCGGGGGGAGTATCTAGACATCCCGAACAAGACCTCAACTGGGAGACCTTCACAATTCTATTTTAATCGTCAATCAAGCCCTGAAATCACGCTTTGGCCGACGCCAGAAAACAGCACAGATACATTGGTGTACTACTACATCACGCGAATTGAAGATGCTGACACGCTTCAGAACACAACTGACGTGCCATACCGGTTTATTCCTTGCATGGTATCAGGGCTCGCATATTACCTGTCAATCAAGAAAGCCCCAGAGCGTGTGCAATTGTTGAAGGCTGTCTACGAGGAAGAATTCCAACGCGCCGCAGATGAAGACGAGGATCGTGTATCCTTAAAGCTACAGCCTAATATCCAATACATGAGGCTGTAAAAGTGGCACGTTATGCGTCTGGTAAATATGCTTGGGGGATATCGGATCGTTCTGGGTTCCGGTATCGTCTGAGAGAGATGCGAAAGGAGTGGAACGGAGCTTTAGTTGGACCGGATGAGTACGAAGAAAAGCATCCACAACTGGATCCACCGAACGTTGGGGCGGATCCCCAGGCGTTGCGGGACCCTAGACCTGACGTGGCTGAAGGATTAAAAGTTTTTGTATATACTGATACAGTTGGTCTTCCGACACCTAGACCACAAATTTCTGGTAGGGTTGGACAGGTAACGGTGAGCACCTCATGAGCTATACATTTTCCCAGTTAAAAACAGCGATTCAAGATTACTGCGAAAACCAAGAAACCACGTTCGTCAATAATCTTCCAAACTTCATTCGCAACGCAGAAGACAGCATCTTTCATTCAGTTGATCTTGAACTGTTTAAAAAGAATGTGGGCGGGGCGTTGACTCAAGGAAATAAGTACCTAGCTCTTCCTTCGGACTTTTTGTCCGTGTTTTCGCTTTCATATATTACGGACGGGGACCGTAAGTACCTGCTTCAGAAAGACGCTAACTTTGTTGAAGAGTATGCCCCTGACCCGTCGGATCAAGCGCCACCGGTTTATTACGGGTACTACGACGTAGACAACTTAATTGTTGGTCCAACCCCCGATTCCTCCTACAACGTGGAGCTTCACTACTACTACCGTCCGGCCAGTCTGACAACAGGCGGAGATGATGAAACTACATGGTTGAGCACAAATGTACCGCAAGCCTTGTTGTATGGCTCTTTAATTGAAGCCTACATTTTCATGAAAGGTGAGCCTGATGTTGTACAAGCGTATCAACAGCAATACGTTCAGGCATTATCTAGACTGAAGAACTTTGCCGAAGGCATTGAAAATACCGATAAATACCGTTCAGGATCAGTAATGAGGGCGAGAACATAATGTTTACAGTTAGTATGGATGTTCCAAGACACGAACAATTAGTGACGGTGCATACAACCGAAGGCCGAGGGTTTACCCCTGAAGAGGTTGCTCAACGGTGCGCCGACAAAATCATCAGTGTCTCAGACACTGCGGACCCTGTTCTCAGGCAACAAGCGTATGCATACAAAGAAAGTATTGCTAAACTCGTAGAACAGTATTTTAAGGAAGCTGTTCGGGCTGATCGAACAACGGTATATAATGCACTGGTGGATGCTGGGCATCCTAAATTAGCAGACGCCATAAGGAGACTTTAAGATGGCTTTTTCTGGAAACTACATGTGTACCTCCTTCAAGAAAGAGCTTCTTGAAGGAAAGCACGATTTTAACGCTAGTGGAGGTCATACTTTCAACTTGGCGTTGTTCACATCGTCAGCAACTCTTGACGCTTCGACCACTGATTATGCGGCGACTAACGAAGCTTCTGCTTCTGCCGGAACGTATAACGCAGGAGGAAGTGCCTTAACAGCGGTTGATCCAACCACTAGCGGGACTACAGCGTTTACTGACTTTAATGATCTAACCTTTAGTTCTTTGACAATTACAGCGCGTGGTGCATTGATCTACAACACCACAACAGATGGCGGTACTAGCACCACTGATGCAGTAATTGTATTGGACTTTGGCGCGGACAAAACGTCAACAAACGGCGATTTTACAATCCAGTTCCCAACAGCGGACGCGAGTAACGCAATTATCCGCATCGCATAAGGACCTTCAATGGCTTTTGCAGTCGCGGATCGCGTAAAAGAAACGACCACTACTACTGGTACTGGTACAGTTTCACTTGCTGGCGCAGAAACTGGTTTTCAAACCTTTGTTTCTGGCGTTGGGTCGGGCAACACAACCTACTACGCTATTATCGATGATGATAATGGAGAGTATGAGGTTGGTCTTGGCACGGTAACTAGCGGAACCCCTGACACTTTGTCCAGGGACACCGTTTTTACGTCCAGCAATTCTGATGCAAAAGTCAATTTACAAGCTGGTACTAAGTTTGTCTTTGTCACACAGCCCGCTGATAAGGCCGTGTATAAAGACAGCGGCTCAGACACGGTCACTGTTGACAAGATTCAACTTGTTAATCAAAGCAGTCATCCGACATATTCGCAGGGCCTGCTATGGTATGACACCATTCATAACACATTGAACTATTACGGGGATGACTCGGAGATTGTTCATGAAGTTGGGATGGAGGAGCATCAGAAGGTCTACAACAACAGTGGTGTCACCATTAATAAAGGTGAGCCAATGTATTTTAGCGGTAACTTTAACGGTTACCCAACTGTTGGCAAGGCGGATGCGACTGATGTCAACAAGTATAATGCCCAAGGACTTGCTGGGCATGACATCGAAAACAACAGCTACGGCTATTTAATTACTGCGGGTCTTGTTGAGAACATCGATACGTCTGGTCTGACGGCAGGACAAAACTTTTTTGTCGGCCTAACCGCTGGCGCAGTTCAAAACGCTTCGCCAACGTATCCCAACTACCCAATGTGTTTGGGTTGGGTCGTTAATAGTGACGCTTCTAACGGCGTTCTTTTAGTCAATCAACAGAATCACTCGGTGAACTCCTTCCGTGTTCGTACAGATACGCACATTGGCGGGGACATGATTATTGATGGTGACCTGACTGTTGTCGGATCACAGACTGTTGCATCATCAACGAACGTAGAGACTGGCGCACCGTTCCTGTACTTAAACTCTGGCGACACGATTGGTGAAGCCAACACTACGTTTACCGGCAGTGGTCTTGATGACGCCTATTTTGCGGGTCATTTCAGTGGCACAGCTTCTACAACGTACTACGTCAAGATTGATGCGACAGGTACGCCAGACACCTTCTCTTGGTCTAAGGACAACTTCAGCACTACTGAAGCTACCGGCGTTTCTATTACTGGTGGTGAGCAGACGCTAGACAACGGCATTAAAATTGATTTTGGCGCAACCACAGGTCACACCCTAAATGACGTATGGTCTGGAACTGCCGCACCGCTAGATGTCGATACCGGCATCTGGTCTAACCGCAACACTGGCGGAACCGGTGTCG